TCATAGTAGTCAATTGAGTCAACAATTTTGCCTAAATCTTCTACTACTGAGTTATACCAACCAGCCATTTAATTAATCCCATTCCTCGTCATAGTCTGCATCTTCATCTTCGCCGAAGCCATAATGTCCAACAACGGCAGTTTTCAATGCACCATCAAAGGTGTGTGCTTCGTCCTCTATTCCATTCATATCACATTCTTCATCGAACACACGAACTAGATGTTCAGCGGCTTCGATTTTGTCTTTCTTTTGGACATAATTTTTCATAGAGTCCCAAACACTAATTAGTAATTGTAAATCAGGATTCATCTGCTAACTCCTCTGTATTCTCTTGCAATGGGTCTATTCCTTCTTCAACAATGTCATTGTTTGCTTTAGGATTTTGACCCCACTCACTCATAATTACCTCAAGTTTATCTCCAGTCCAGCCTTTTCTGAACTCTTTGATTTCCTCTCCAGTAACTAGAGATACATAAGAAAGTTTGTTGCCAACTTTTTCTACAATACCTTTTGCTTCAAGCATTTCTAGGAGCCCACTATATGGGTCCATACCTTGTTCGTATGGGATTTTTACTTGAACACTTTCAAACGGTTTACTGTAACGTGTTTTCATAACTTTACAAGCCGCTCTAATACCTTGTACTGTAGACACTTTGTTGCCGTCAATGTCTTCCTTAAGTTTTAGTTTTTTCATTGCAATTACAATACTACTTGCATATATAAAACCTTGTCCTCCACTAATTTTGTCATCAGGGTCAAACATGTCTTGTGATGCATAAGTATGGTTGGTTGCTACTAGACCAATCGGGTGTGGTGCTAGTTGATTAACAGTATTTCTAACTAAGGCAGTTAAAGCCTTAGGCTTTCTACCTAAATCACCTTTTAAGTCACCTTTATTGAATTGGTCGACATCAGTAGGCGATAACAACATACCTAAACTATCTATTACAAATAGCATTTTAGGTTGTTCTTCATATGGTAGGTCACCATAGTTAGTTTTGTAATCACTTATAAATGTGCTTAATGTTTTAGCCACATCATCAATCATGCTAACACTAATCTTGAGAAGTTTCTCAGGACTAGTGTCTACATCTAATGCTTGTAGCCATTCTTCATCAAGTGCATTTTCGCTGTCAAATACTACAACTTGACAGCCTTGGTCTTGTGCGTTTTTAACTAAGTTACCCGCACAAATAAAACTCTTACCAGAACCAGATTCACCAGCAAACACACTCACTTTACCAAGTGGGACTCCTTTTCGGAAGTCTCCACTTATTAAATAATTTAGAGTGTAATTACCAGTTGATATCCAATCTTGAGGATCGTGAAATCCAGCACTAATTCCAGTAATGCTTTTTGTCAGTCCTGTTCGGAACTTGGTTAAGTCAAATGGTTTCTGCATAATCTACTCCTATGAACGATTGCGGATCATATTTAAAATATCATCTGCACTAGGTTTTTCACTACTTGCTTCTGTTGTAGCAGGTGCTTCTTCCGTTGCTGGAGCAGGTGCTTCTGCTTTAGGCTCATTAGTAACTTCAGGTGCTTTTGTTTCAGCAACTGGTTGTGCAGGAGGCGTTGTAGCCGGTTTTGCACCACTGTTTGCTGGAGCATCTACGCCATAAGGCTTATAGAAGTTACCCCATCTTTCTATATCATAAAGTTCACCATCAACTGATGCTTGGAACATTTCGCTAATTGCGTTTAGTTCTTCTTCACCAGGTCTTTTTGGTAAAAAGTCTGATAATGTGTATAAACCATTAGTATCAATAGAAGCCAATTCTGTTTCATCTAATGCACGTTCTTTACGCATCCATTTAGATGTAGAATAGTCTGCATATTGACCTTTGGTTGTTTTAGTTACCCTAAAGTCTGTACCATTAACATAATCAGTAGGAATGTTTTCCATGTCTGGGTCCATTAATGCTGATTTGATAATGTTAAAAATTTGTGGTGAAATAACAAAACGTCTGATTGGATTTTCAGGTGCTGTTTCGTTAAGTGGATTTTCAGTTACAAATCCTTGGAAAATGTAACTTCTTTTTTTCCAATACTTTCTTCCCATGTCTTCAAGACTACTGTCTTTAAACCAAGGTCGAACCTCTGTGAGTACTGGACAAGTATCACCGTACATTTCTGCACAAGGTACTTGTACTGTAACAGGTTTGCTTTCACCACCTTTTACGCCTGGAAAAGACAATCTAATCATTTGTCTTTCTTGCCAGAAGAAAGTGTTATCAGTGTCAGCATCAGGTAAGAACCTGAGGACTGCTGATGTTCCTTCGTCGATATTCCAGTGTGGATAGATGGCGTTGTCTCCGCCTGTTGATGATTGGCTAGAACTTTTAGTGTTCTCCATGCTTGCCAATTTAGCCCTTATTTCTGCCAAAGATGCCATAATAATTTCTCCTATGTATGTGCCATGTTTGTAATACTGTTTGTGTTCTGTATTACTAATGCCTAAGTTTATATTCTTTGTGCCATGTTGTCAACCTTTTTGTGTCTTTCGACACTAACCGTTGTCTTTGTTATAATAGTATTTATTAATCTATTAAAAAACTTTCTATAAATTTGGTGTATTCCTCTTCTTCTGTAAACTGTTCTGCCATTTGTGCTTGTTCAGGACGTTGTGCAGAAAGTAAAGAAGCCTTAACTGCTCTATACTCAAATTGATCCATCGAACCACCTTGTGATAGTTTGTTTCCAATGCTACCTAAGAAGTTTGCTAATTGAGGACTTTTAGCAGTAGAACTTAACTGTTGTACTTGATGTCCAAGTTGTGCTTCTGGTGTAGCAAAGTCCAAAGGTTCTTCACTTATTAGTTCTTTGATACCTGCAAAATCTTCACTTTCAATAGTTTGCATAATCATACTTTCAAATGCAGTTTGTTTGCTAACTAATTTACTCAGTGTTTCATGTGCGTTTCCTACTTTATTATCAAAGTGTGTTTCAGTGAAGTGGTCTTCCAAGTTTACTTCATTTACAACTTCAATGTTGTTCATATCTTTAATACTTTCAACTGCTTTACTATAAGTTTTTACACCACTTAATTTTTTAAATGTTTCTTTAATTGTTTTTATATGTTGTTTTGCAAGTTCTACATAGTCATTGTTTTCTTCATTTATAAGACCTTGCTTTCTAACATAGTTTGCAAATTCTCTTAATTGTTTTAATTCTTTGGTCATAGTAACAATGCTTTCGCCTATTGTGTCGTGCATTACGCCACCATTGTATAAGTGTCGTGCCATTGCTCTAGCACCTGCTAAATTTTTACTTGGGAATAAGAAACGTTCTTCATTGTGTTCAATAAATATTTTTTGTATGTTTCTACTCCTTGAACCACGTATTTCTTCATTGACTGGTTTTGTATGCTTAACAATAATTTTTGTTCCACCTAGTGGTTGATTACTTGTTTTAATACTTCCGGACATGCTACCCAAACTTGCTTCTACAATAGTTTCTTCAATTGACTCTTTTTTAGTGCCGTATGTTTTGCATGGATTTTGTCCACAACCACAATTTTTACCTTCTAAGATGTAATCACCAAATTCATGTTCTTTAACATCTTTCATTTTGCTTATTACTTCTTTTACATTATCTTCAAAGCCTGCTTTTTTACATGCATCTTCAAGAGCACCTAGTCCAGCCGCTCCACCTTCTTTTTCTAAAGTTTTACGAATACAATCTTCTACAGTTTCTTCTGCTTCTTTCAATGATCCTTCTTTGCCACCATAAAATGCTATTGTGCCATCTGGTAATTCTTTTCCATCTTGCATTGTTGCTTCTCCGTCATCAAATTTCAAACAACCAACAATATCATTATAATCTATATTGTGTTTATCACATAACATTTTGCATTCTTCATCTGATGCCATTTGAGCCATCATGTCTGGTCCTAATTCACCATCATAATCTTCAGTGCCTAATTCTTCTCCGTTTGGTCCAATATATGTAACATAATTTGCATAAACGCCCTCTTCTTCAGTAACTTCTTCGCCTCTGTTTATTTTGGCAATATCGTCTGATGTTGCATCTCTGCCTGGTCCTTTGTCACTAGTGTGTCTAACTTTTTTAAATTTTATTTCACTATAAGTGTCTATTGCTTTATCCATTAATTCTTTTGCGGCATCGTCATTTGGAAAACCACATTCTGATGCAAAGTCCATACTTGAACTGTAATACATGTCATCAAAATCTATTCTATCGCCTAGTTCATGTAATTTTGTAGCAATGGCTTCTTCTGTTTTTCCTAAGTCTACCATTTCATCATTAAGAAAAATATACAATGATTGGTCATCATTACAACCAACTACTGTTCTTTCTTCTTTTAAAGGTAGTCCTGCTAATCGTCTAAGTTCATTTTGTTCTTTCATATCTGCATCTCTTTGAATGTTTATTGCTTCACTGCTTGGTTTTAATGTTTTACCAAATACTCTAAAGTCAAGCATCATTAAATAATCTTTTGCAATCTCGTCTAATTGCTTTCTTAATGTATCAGTTTGGTCTGAGTTATCACTGATACTTAAACGTATTTCTTCTTTTGGTACGTTTAATGTAACAAGTAAATTTGGATCTTCAACAAAAAATCTTATAGCATCTGCTGGATCACCAACAACTTCACCTGCTTTATTATAAGTGTCAATTTGAAAACCGTAACCTTTTAATAGATTAAAAACTCTATCTGCTACTGTTTTTACACTTGTTGCTTCTACCAACATTAGTCTACTTTCTCCGGAGCAGGAGCCGGTACCTGTGTACTACCACCTACCATCATTTTATCAGTACCTGTAGGCCCGTCCTTCATGTTTAATTTAGGACCTGCCATTGCTTTTAAAAATCTTACTATCTTATCTTTCATTTCAGGAAGTGTTTGAGTTACAAAATTTTTAAAAAGCATTTGTTTGCCTTTATCACGTAAAATTGTACTATTAAAAACTTTATCCATATTGTCAGCCGCGGCTTCCATATCTTCATCAAAGTCTATTCCTCTTTGTTTAAGATATGCCATTAATCTTGGTCCAATAGGTGCTTTTCTTGTTAATCCTGTTTCTTGCTCTGGCGGAGTTGCACTCATTCCATCAACCTTTCCAGGTTCTTTTTCTTTAGCATAATATTCGAAAATAAATTGTGTTAAATCATCAATAATTTGACCTAAGTTTTTGCCACTTGCTACTGCTACTGGAATAATAAATCTCATCAATTGATAAAAAGCATTACCAACTGCTAACATAACTGGACCCATTGCTTTAAACAATCCGAGGAAACTTTCTTCTAATTGTTGTTGTTCGGATATTGCTATCCATCTTTTCATTTGGTCCCTTTCATTTAGTATCTGCTTTTCTTTCATTTGGACTCCACTAATATTGTTATGTATGTATTTATCATTTAAGGCTATTTATTAAGTTTTTATCTTCAGCATAAAAATTTTCTAATACATTTAACAAATCTGAATTCATGCGTTTTCTAGTCAATAATTTATTTGTTGTTACGTTTGATGCTTTTATAGGATACTCTATATCTATATCTAATGTGTCGTTTATATAGTTTGTGTCATCAAATCTATCATAATCTAAAAAAGTTATATCATAGTTTAACCAATTAGGTAACCATTCACTGTACTTTGACATTCCAAGCATATCATATAAACCTTTGTGTTTATCTCTACCATCTAATAGTTCTTGCATAGCAGTTGCAGGTTTACTGTTTGCTATCAGTCCATACAAATGACTGGAATTCACATGTGATATTAATATGTCTACAGGGTCTTTTAAAATACAAATAAATTTTACTTTAAATTTTTGTGTGAAAAAATCTACATTGTCTGGATATGCTAATGCTTCTCTGTAGCATAGTGTAAAATCTAGTACAGGTTTATCACTTTGCTCTATAGCATTATAATATTGTTGTTTTGAAAAATGGTGTTCGTGCATCCATAAATCTTCAGACCTTTTTCGATTGTGGAATGGAGACCATTTGTTCCAAATGTTTACTTCTTTTATATCTTGAAATACACTGAATCTGTCATCTAATACTAAATTATCGTATAGCCATGTTGTACCACTTTTAGGTGGCCCAATACAACAAATTACGTCTGCGTTTATCAAAGCAATCCTACAGGCATAGGTTCATCGTATTCATCTAATGGTCCGTCATCATCACTAGGTCCCGTACCATCTCCAATGTTTTGATTTACTACTGTGAATATATCATCTTCAAATGTACTGATATAATTAATCATTCTACATGCTATTACCATGCTCATAACTAAGTCATCGCTTTCACCTGGTTGTCCTGCAAAACTATTACCACGTGCAACAAAGTTTTTTAGTTCACCTAAGAATGCTTTACTGTAAACTTTTAATTTGTTTTGTTCTATAAAACGTTTGAGTGCTAAACAACCGTCAATCTTTGTTTTACTGCTTGTATGGAATCCTTTACGACCTCTTTTACCTTGAACTTTTACTGGGTCATGTAAAAATGTTCCTGGAAATTGTTCTTCACCTGTATCTCTAATTACTACAAGTGCGGCTTCACCAATACTATTATTCTCTACAGTCCAATATAATTCTTTAGAACCATATTGTTTAAGTTCCTTTAGTATATCAAGCATTACTCTTATTTGTCCTTCAATAGGAGTTTTATTATGGCACCATTCTGCTACTTGTACCATTGTAGGTAACTCTATAACTTGTATGGCGGCATTATCTCCGCCTGTTCCAGCACTAGGATCTAATGCTAACACATACATTTTGTCTGCTGTAGGTCTTTTATACCAACGTACTTGCCCTGTTTTATACAAAGTGTCTGTGTGCTTCATATTGGCTAGTAAAATAGAATCAATTAGTGTTTCATTGTATATAATAAATTCGCATTCATGTTCTCTTCTGAAACGTTCTTCGCCGATTCTACTCATCTCTTCAGTGGCCCATTCATCATCTCTATCTGGGTGTTGATTCCATTTAGCCATATAGCCTTTAAATCCATTAATGCCTACTTCACTTTCATTACCATATTCATCAACAGTTTTGATTGCTTGATTCCAAATACCTGCAAATGTATCATCATCACTGTTTGGAGTGCTTGTTACAATACATTTACCACCTGTTGCTAATGTTGGTGAAAGTGAAGTCCAAAACTCTTTGGCTATTCTA